CTACTAACTCTTGCCATGTCTCACGTCGTTCTAGTGCAGGGATGTACTTTGCATACTTGTTAAAGATGGTTACATCACTTAGGATTTTTTGACTAATATCCATGTATTTTCTTTCTTTTCTGGGGTAGTTATATAAATTAATTGGGGGAAACCATTCATTCCAGCTCAGAGAGAAGGGCTTCATACTTATCTTCTATCTTGAATTGAAAGGCATCCACCAATTCTTCCGTTGTTAATCCAAGCAAGTCAATGAGGTCTTCTTCACTAACCTGCTCGATTATCTTTTGCTTCAATTCACTTAGTGTCAACATTCTCAAATTCTTTTAAAAGTTCAATAAAATGAATTGCTTTGTCTAGGTCTTCCATACCACCTTTATCTCGCCATCTGCATAAATACTTAATGGCAGTAGCCTCAAGATAAGGGATGTTATTGTAATGACAAAACTCTGCAGGCTGAATAGCATACTTCTTGTAATGAGAACCACCAACTTGTTTTTCTATTGCTTCCACTATGCTACCCTTTCTAACTTAACTTTACTATACTTAGTACGAAGATAACGCAAGCTAACCATCATCTCGTCGAAGTGTCCATCTTGTACTTCATGTAAAACTACTACACCTCTCCAATGGTTGTTCGTTTGTGAGTTCAAGTATTTTTCATCGTGTTCATACCCACTGCCCACAATCATGGCAGTCATCTCGGTTCCGTCGGCTCTCTTACCGAAAGCAATATCTCGTCCCTGTTGGTGTCCAGCAATGCAGGATTGATGATGCTTATTAAGTATAGCACGGGCAGTTGTACAAGGATTACCCATAACCCCAGAAACAAAATAATGGCAGAACATAACCCCTTCAATATTGACAGGCTGTAGGAAAGGGTAAGTCTCCCATCCCATTTCTTCATATTGCAAATCGGATAAAGAAATAAGACCATCCAACTTAGGGTCATTTTGTATAGCCCGATTAATGCGGTGCTCATGGTTTCCATATAACATCACCATTCTAGGATTCCATCTTGGGCGATGGTTCTGTTTAAGAGATTCTTGATGGTCTCTAATTGGTTGTAGAAGAGTAGTCATTGCTTCAATAGTAGCATTTACATCTGCTTTATATCGTTGCCCTTCCATGCTCTTACTACCTGCCTTATCGTGGCTAGAAAGGCTAGGCATGTCTGCGAAGTCTCCTAAATGCACAATAATATCAGGACGTATATCTACTGCATACTGCCCAATGAAAGAAAGAAACTCAAAAGAGTCTTCAGGCTGAATCTGTGAATCAGGTATTACTAATATTCTTTTACTCATATCCGACATTCCCATTCTGAGCGATAGCTCTATCTCGTTCTTCAGTTTGCCAATCTTCTGAGTGTTCAGGTCTCCATGAACATACTCTGCATTTGCTTAAGGTGTCAATTAGATATATACAATCATTATAACACGAAGGTTTAATTTTGTCTAGGTTATCTTTAAACTTTTTTGAATTACCCTTTGACTTAATTTCATCTCCAGTGATGTCATTTTTTGCTACCATTTCTAACCTCTCTTTCTTCCTTTGTTTTCTTGGTATGGCACTTACTACAAAGTACTTGAAGATTATTACTAGTACAAAACAATCTAGTAATAAAAGTATTCCAATCTACAAAGCCTTCTTTAGGGCATACTACGGGTTCTACATGGTCAACATTAACTTCTTTAGCTGGGTACTCTAGTTTACACTCATTACAAGTGTAATGAATACACATCCTACCTGTTTTACTATTAACCTTCTTTCCCCATAATGCTGCTTTTAAGACTTCATATTTTGGTGGGTACTTTCTAAACCCCCCTCGGAGTGTGCTCGTGATAAATGCCCTGAATCTTCCGTCCGTCCAAGTTATGTTTTTCTTTAAAGGCTTTTTTAAACTCACTGTACTCTCCTGGAGCCATTATATCTTTTAAAGTTTTTAAATAGTGTTTAATTACTTTAGGGTTATTATCAAATTTAGTCTCTAAGTCTAAGCACTCTTGTAAATAGAAAATAGAGACCTCCGCCATCTGCTCATAATCAAGTTCTAAGTGCATCATATCTCTCCAAGTAATAGTGGTCAAAGCCTTGTAATATCCACAAGCACTGAGCATTTAGTAAGAACTCTTCTTCATGGTCATACTTGCTTAACACCACATCTAACATCTCTTTCTCGGTGGTGCACTCTGCTAGAAGTTTCTTAGCTTTTGCATCTCCAAGACCTGCAATACCTTTAACATTATCTGCTTTATCTCCCTTTAAGCACTGCTCGTAAAAGAGTCGTAAGCCTTCTAGTTCTGTCTGGTGCATTCTAACTGCATCTTTAGTCCACTTGCTTGTACCAAACTGCCACTGATAGTGATTGCCTGGAATCATTAACAAGTCTTTATCAAGGGAACAGATAGTTGTAGTGCCCTCTGCTTTGTCTTGATAAATTCCCATGTAGTCATCTGCTTCTAACTCATGGTCTGATACTTCTGCATTTAACTCTTCACATGCCCATTCTCGAAGGTCAGATAAGTGAATTGGTTTAGGTTGTGTGCGGTTTGCTTTATATTCAGGATAAATAGACTTCCTGAAATTCTTTTTGCCTGTTAGAAAGAAGCGATATTCTGTTGCACTAATTGCTTCTAAAATCTGGTCTAAAAGTTCATTAACTCTTGCTTTTGCAATGTCTAAAGAGTCATTCTCAGCACTAGCCGCACAGCGATATAAAACTAAATCTCCGTCTATTAGAGCTATCATCACCAATGCCTCCATACGTTTATAATAATGTGGAGGCAAGTTATCACCTCCACACACCTTATCCAATCAAGCTTTTTCACTCTGGAATATCTGAGTCCATTTCATTAACAAGCATATCAAGAGCACTTGGTGTTGCAAATACATACTCTTCAAACTGCTTGGCTAACTCAATAATCTCACCAGACTTAGGAGTGGACTTAGAGCTAATAGCAAGAGTAGAAATAGCATTAGAAAGACTGCTTTGTCGAACAATGTAACGCTGTTTAACTGCTCGTTCTTCTTTTGTTTCATAATTGCTTCCTGTAACTCTAGTTGCTGTTTGTGCCACTGCCTGACCTCCTGTATTAGTTTGCGTCGCATCTCCACCACTTCCTGTCCCGATAGCAGTCCAGTCCCAATATCCTGTTTTCTCGTTTTTGACGGAAGTGACATCTACTGAATCACCTTTCTGTGCTTTCTCAAAGTATTTGAACACAGCAGGGTTTGCAAAAGACATCAATTTCTTCTCTGCAATTTTACCATTACTGCGGTAGGTAACAGTTAGAGCACCATAAGTGCCTTTACCATTACTACTAGGCTTCTCTTCTCGAACTACATCTACGATTTCTACAAACATTCTATTACCTCCATGTTTTCCCAGTCTTTGCCCATTAGCACTTCACATGTCATTGGTACATTGAAAGGGGTTAAAAACAACTTCTCAAAATTCTTTGGAATATCAGCAAACACATTATGCAATGTCTGAGCTATGAGCTTATTGTCGCATGTTTTCTCATTGAAGTCAAGCACTATTGAATCGTGCACTGTATTTACAAGGAGACATTCCTTGTAGTTTAACTTCTTGAGTCGATTATAGAAGCTAACTCGTGCTAAAGCCATGATGTCAGCTCCAGTTCCTTGCACTACATAGTTCTTAATCTGTGTATCTTTGTAGTTCCCATTATACTTTTGGAAACGATATTCCCGTCCTGTAGGGGAGATAACTTTCCCCGTCTCTACTGCTTCTCTTACAAGTTTAATATGCCATTTTTTAATCCCCTTATACTTTTCATAATAGGCATCAATTACCTCTTGCCAATACTTCTCACTCTTACTAATCTCCATAAACTCTGGGTCATTAGCATAAGAGTAAGCACTTCCTCCATACAACAATCTAAAAACAAAAATCTTAGCAATGAGTCTAGAAGGGAGTCCAAACCTAGTCTGATTGTCTGTGTGGATGTCTAACTCCTCTACAATCTCTCGGATAAGTGTTTCATCTTGGCTTAGAAAAGCAGCCACCCTAATCTCAAGTGCAGCCGCATCAGCTTGGATTAGCATTTTTCTTCTTCCATGCCATTATTGCAATCTTAGAATAACGTGGAAGCTTCTCAATAAAGTATTCAATGCCATACTTCTTGATAATGTCTTCTGCATGTGCTGTAACAGCATAAACAAAAGCCTCTTCTGCGTTATAGTCTTCATATTCTTTTACAACATCTTCAGGGTATTCCATTATTCATCCTCCAGTTTAATTTTGCCTATGTATGTATCCTGTTTGTTTTGCCCAGTGTGTGTTCTTAATACTTGCTCCCCTTTATGGTCACAAAACACATACAAATACTGTGGCTCTTTAGGCTGTGGTTTAATGCGGTATTCATGTGCATCATTCCATTCAGGAACAATCACCCCATACCATTCTCCAACACGACTTCTTCTAAATTCAATCTCTGCACCATCAGCCCATGCGCAAATTTCCTTGAACCACTTATGTTTTTTACCCATTTTTTCTCTCCTTTGGTTTTCCTTTTTGCCAAACACTCAATTTAGCTTTGTGTTCATCAGTAAATGTTTTACCTTTATGAGCATCACTCATTTTCTTTTTATGTTCTTCTGATAGCTTTTTACCTAAATTTGCTTGCCGTAACTTTTCTTTTGTTGCATCAGACATAGGTTTAAGAGTTTTACCTTTTCTAGATTTACTCATCTTTTGTTTAGATTCTTCTGAAAATTTCTTTCCAATATGTGCTTTACTCATTTTTTCTTTTGTTTCACTAGATGCCTTAACTCCTTTCCTACGGACAGATGTTTCTTTAGCAACTTTTTTTCTAGCTACTTCATATAATCTAGAATTATGGTATTTATTATCTTTTCCTTTAAACAATAACAAAGCAGACCACATTGAACCGCCATACATTTTTGCAAGCAACCAATGAGCAATAAAATGTTCTCTTGCAGTTAAAACAACTAGGTTTTCAGGAATGTCACTTCCACCCAATGCTCTAGGCAAAACATGATGTATTTCAAAATATCCATCAATGTCAGCAATAGTTCTATTTTTTGCTTTAAGCATCAATGAAACATAATGAATTTTATAATCCATTTTCTTTTGCCCATTTATGTGGTTTCATTCCTCTTCCTCCATTAAGTCTTCATCTACCATCTCATTATAAAGCCATGATGCTGTAGGGGTATCTTCGTGTTGCTCTTCTACAAAAGTAGCAAGTTTGCTAAATACTTGGTAATACAAATCACGAATACGAGCTAGTTTATCATCTTCACTATCATGTAGGATAATGTTTACTTCATCTGCAATCCAAGTCGTGTCGTCACAATACTCAGATAGTTTATCAGTGGTCGCTAGAAAATCTATTACTTGGTCATTAATTGTCATTGTGTAACTCCTCTATTTCGAAAAGACCTTTCTTAATAAGGTCCATAATAGCATAATTAATTAAATAGCGTTTACCTTCTTCATCCATCTCAACTTCCATAGATGCCCCACCATTCTCTAACTCTTTAAAATCCATTAAGTCAATCTTCATTATTGATGCCTCATCTCAATTGTTTTTTGGTTAATTAAATCTGGAACAAAAAACTTCTTTCATATCCCCACTAATGTTCTGTAGGTTTGGCTTGGTACTACTAAGTCGTCCTGTTCGTGCTGTCACTTGGTTAAGGTTGCCATGTAACATGTTTGGCTTCCAGTTCATTGTCTCTCGTAGCTTAGGAAGTCCATTGTAATATGTTCCTACAATTTTCTCTAGCTTTGCGAGGGTAAGGATAATTTCGACCACTCTTTTGGAGGCTTTATCTCTTGACTTGAGTTGTTTAAGGACATCTTCACCTGTTGCCCAGTATCCTTCTTTCTTAAGCTCAGTTCGTGGCAAAGGGTTAAATAGTCTAGGGAGAGTGTAACTGTAATCGTGCCATCCGTATTTATCTTCTCCTTTTCTGTCTCCTGTTTTATAAGTTCCGCTAAGGACTTTGCGAGGTATGACAATAGTTCCCCCGTATAGGAGAGCTGATAGGTGGTCTCCACTTTCACTGTTAAACTCTTCGATGCTATGGTAGTCATGTAATTCCATCCTTAGTTCGTCAATAGTCGCTGAAAGCTCCTGTGCTTTATCTAAACAAGCCTGTTCATTAAAGTAAAAGCCATTATACTCAATGTCCTGTAATACTAGGAGGTCTTGAAGAGAGAGTGAAACAAGTCTCTGAAATATTTTACTTCTGCTCTCGACTTGTTCCTTTTGAAGGTCATAAATTTTATGCGTCGTTGAAAGGTCATGTTTAAGATATTCTGTAATTTCCTCTTCTGGAATTTCTTTTGTGTCAATACCACTCTTCCAGTATTCTGCAATCTTATCATCTTTAAGCGGTAAGCCATATTTTTCTGCCATTGAGTTCATTGAGGGGTAAGATGTCGTTTGTCCTTCTAACATGAAGTCAACAAGCTGACAATCCCAAATCTTTTTGTGGTCAAACTTAATACCTAAATTACGAAGATGATGCAAATCAAACTTAGCGTTAATAAAAAGCAATAAGTCCACACCATCCAAATCATTCTGTATTTCACGCAAAGTTTCGCCATACGGGTGGTCTGTATATTGCACATCATACATTTTTTCTCCAAGTCCGACAAAACAAACCTCATTTCTTGCGTCAAACGCATTTCCTTTATTAAAAATAGTGGTCTCTAAATCGCATGCTTTAACTATCATAACTAATCACTTCCGAAGTTTGTATAATATCACCATGAGCAATATGCTCCACTACTTCGTGTTCAAAGTCAAGGTCATATTCAATATTTCTGTCTTTGTCTTCATTCTTTTCATCCCACCATTTAAGATAGGCTAGTAAACTCTCGGTATTATCCATAATTCTTTTCCTTTAATGCTTGTTCAATAGCAATAGAAAGCTCTAATACTGCAAATTTATCTTGCGGCCTAATATGTTGCTTATGGCCTGATGCTTCATAACATTTAATCCGCTCATCATCCGTTAATCCTTGCCATTGATGAGGGTGGGTGTAGAGTGGTTTAACAATAAAGTCATCCCAATGATTTAAGTCATCTACTGTTTGCAATAACTGTTTTTCTGAATTATTAAAAATTGGCTTATCTAATCCACTTGCATCTTGAGCAATATATCCATAAGGCTCTTGCGCTGGTTGTTCTAGTCCAATTACATTAGTATCACGCAAATATTCGTTATTTAATTCTGCGATTGTTGGTTGTTCTAGTGCTTGTTTATCAGCCCATCGTGCTATTTCTTTACCTCTTTCAAAAAACTCTTTGCCTTCTGGTTGTTCTAGTGCTTCTTTGCAAGCGTTGATTACTGTTAGTTTTTGACCGCCTTGTGCAGGGCATTCCAAATATTCAATCGCCATCTTTAATGCTTCGTTTTTAGTCATTTTACATGTCCTCATATAGGCTATATTGTGTTTTAAGAAGCACAGGGTGTCCTCGCATGTGTCGCATGTCCTCTTGGGTGTTCTCATCCCCTCGAAGTTTGTTCTTGCTAACTGTCAAATAACGCATATTCTCGTAACCCTCTTTATCCTCACGACCAATACCAATGATAAAGTCCATCTCTGAGGGTTTAGCGGTCTTACTGTCTGCCATCTGACTGTCATCAATCACTTTGCTATTCTTACCTGTTGCATCTGCTTGACCGATAGTAATGACAGGGCAATATGTCTTGGCTAAATCTCGACCCCATTTGTAAATCTCATGCAATAGAAGGTCTTTTCTATCTCCACTAAAGCCTTTAACCTTATCCATGTTGTCAATAAGAATTAAAGCAGGTTCATGTAAAGCACATAACTTCTCCATCGTCTTCTTATTTACCATCGAAGGGTCATCAATGAATTTAATCTTATCGCCTAGTTTAGCGTCCCAAATCCTCTTAGCCCCTTTAGGGTCACTCTTAAGCTCAAGATAGGTAAGCCCTGTAATAGCATTATACATCCGATAAACAACATCAATGCCTTGCTCTTCGTTAAAGAAAATTAAGATTGGTTTGTCTGTCTGTTGTGCCATGTGTGTAAGTTCTGATATCCACAAGGCGGTCTTACCTGTGTTTACTCGTGCAAAGATGTGTCCGAAGTTTCCCTTACGCAAAGGTCCTAACGACCTGTTAAGGCAATTAAGCCTCCAATGCAACCCACCTTCAATCACTTCGTTTTTAACAAGCTCTTCGATGTCTGTAGAAACATAGTCAATCTGTTCCTCTTCTAGAAGCAAACTGCTATCTCGTGTAGAGATAACTTCGTCTAGCTGTTCTACTGTCTTTCGTCCTTCTCCTACCTCAAGGGCTACAAGTGCTACTTCTGAAGCCCAAGCCTGTGCTAAGTGACTCTCTAGGTAAGGGGTAATTTCATCTGCTGAAGCACCCGACTTCTCTATACTCTCAATGACTGTTCTAACTGCGTCCCTGTCGCCCTCTTTAAGCACTGGGTAATTGGCTAGGTAAGCACTCTCTAAGCCGTCAAGGCTAGTTACAGGGAGACATTGAAAGCACTTGTAAAGGATAGGGTAGTTCTGTCTAACGTATTCTAGTTTAAGTGATGGATAATATTTATCATACAATTCATTATCATCAATAAACACTTTAATTATTGATTGTTCTATCATTATAAATCCTTAATTATTTAATAATTATTATAATTATATATTATTTAATAATAATTATAATTTAGGGTATTACGCTTTTATGTAATTGTCAAGCTCTTTCGTATTATATTCTTTAGGGTCTTTTTCAGTGATAATAACTTTCACTTTCTTACCAAGTATTTCCCCTGCTCTCTTGGCTTGTACGATGTTCTGTCCTGCTTTATCTCTGTCACCCCATATAATCACATTCTTATAGGGTTTAGCATACTTCCACCAATCTTTTAACACCGAAGCCCCTAACATAGGGACGGCTGTTGCTACTCGTCCGACTTTCACTGCACTAATTACATCTTCCACAAACACAAGGGTGTCTGTTTTATCACCATACTCTAAATA